TAATTAAGGAAATTATATGTCACTGAATATTGATGAATTGGTATCTAAATTATTAGAGGCAAAAAAGAAAAAATCTTCAAGTAGTACAGGTTCGGCAAAAAAACCAGATAATTCAAATCTGGAACAGGCAGAAAAAGAATTTGCCGAATACGTAACTAAAATAAATAAAGCTGTAGAAGACCTTTATATGAGTCCCTCGGAAAGAGACAGTGACATAGCAAGACGTAGAGCTGCTATTACAAGAAAATACAATCTGCCAGCAGATACAAAATTTGTAGCAGATGAACTTCCATCAACTACACAAACTGGTGTCAAAAAAACATCTGGTGGTTCTGTAGATGATACTGAAGCAGAGTACGATGACGAGGCACCATTATATTCCGTAGATGATGAAGGCGAAGTAACAGATGACTCAACAGTTGCATCAAATGATACAGGCGAAACAGAGGATGAGCCTGAAGTAGTTAAAAAACCAAAGCAACGCCGGCGTCAAAGAAATCAATCGGATACGTCGGAAGAGAATCCCGTCGAAGATGCTAGAAAAAAATACGCAGAGCTTAAACAATCATTAGACAAACAAGTTGCAAGCGGAGAAATTACTACAAGTCAAGCACGCAATCAATTATTAGATTATAGAAGTTCACTTTTAAGAAAGCGAAATCTTCCAGGTGATACGGACATTGAATCCCCAGTCGATACACCTGCGGCACCGAACGATACCACAACAGGAAGTTCTGCAGAAGCTCCAACCGACGCAAAACCTGCGGATGCAGAATTTGACCAAGAAGAAAAAAATAGATTACAGACTTTGGCAGGTATTAAATCAGACGAAGTTCCACCACAAGAACCAGAAACTACAAATGCACCAGCATCTGCAGCAAATACAGAAGAACCACAACCACCTCAGGTAACTACTATGGCAGATAAATCAACTACACGAGCTGGCAGAAGAGCACCAGCGGCCAAAAAAGCAGCAGCTAAAAAACCAGCGGCCAAAAAAGCAGCTAAAAAAAGGGGTACAGGTAAACCCCGTGGTACTCCACCTGGCTCCGGCACGGTAGTCGGTGCTCCACCACCGGCGCCCCCGGCGGGACAACCGGCCACCGGAGCACCACGAACAGCGGCAGATATTAATCTTCCAACAAACGCGGGCTCTGAGAAAGACGTAACTCCAGGAGCTAAAGATACATCAGCATCAGGTAATACAAATACATTTTCAGGTAAACCCTCTGCACCATCCGGTGGATTTTCTGCAGGCACAACATCAACAGGTGTGACGGGTGGTGGGACTGCTGTTAAATTTACACCAAAAGCAGCAGCTACTAGTGGCACAGAACTAAGTGCTGATGAAAAGGAACGTCTTGCAAAAGCCGGATTCCGTGGAAAAGAATTGGGAACGTCCGCACCTCCACCAGCACCGGTTGCCGCTCCAGAAAAACCTGTACAACCTTGGTCAAAGCAAGGTCAAGAAATGCGAGCACAACAAATGGCAGCTCAAGCAGCAGATAAAGCTACACGTATGGCTGCAATGTCTCCCGACGAAAGAAAGGCTGAAGAAGAAAAAGAAAAAGCAACTGCACAACGTGATAAAGATGCTAGTATGAGAAGATTAGGGTTTAGACCAGAACCACGTGGCGTCGGTGATAGATTACGTTCGGCATGGAAAGCATTTACAGCAAAACCAGGCGATACCGTTGGTATTGACAAAGGATATCGTAGTGTATTTGCTGAAGTTCAACGTTTGATGGAACAACTCAATATGGTTGAACATATTTTAGCAACTGAATCCATTCAAGAAGGATTGGTTGGCGGTCAAACAAAACTAGACATGAATAAAGATGGAAAGTTAACCGCAGCAGATTTTGCAATGCTACGTAAACTTCGTAAAGAAATTCGTAGTGCATTAGTTGAACAAATGATTCGTGAAGAATTACATAATCATAATACTACACTAGCAGAACTAAATATTAATCAACGTGCTGCACTAATGGAAACCGTAAATGGTCGTTCAAAGAAAATGTGGGAAGCATTAGACAAGATGAGAACACACGAACCAATGCAAGAAGATAATAAGGCAGCAAAAGATGCATATATTATGCGACTTGGAAGAGCAGTTGGTCGTGACGGTGAAGACCAATTTGACAGTCAAGCTAAGAGGTCTGGTCGTAGAGAGAGAATCTTTGCATCACCAGACCCTCTTGCAGACAGAGAACCTGGACATATGCAACGAGCAGTTAAAGCCGGTGAGTATGACGATGTTTTAGGAAGAACATCGCTTGGTCGAGAATTGCCGTTAGGTAGTACACCAAAAGAACGTTACAGAAATCCGTGGGTAGACGTTGGTACATATATGAGACGTAGTGCGATGACCGACCGTCCACAACTTCCAGAATCCTACACACTAGAAGAATGGATGGGAATGTTGGAAGAAGCCGGATATGACGTTAGTGAATATTCCTTATGGCGTCCAAAAGAAAGTGGAGCAAAGTCCACTGGTGTTATGAAAGACCCAAAAAAGCCAAAGACACCACCGGCAGAACGGGACGCTCGTAACGATTCATCTAGCGAATTTAGTAAAGGACTTGCTGCATGGCTACGCGCCAAGCAAAACAAGAAATTGAATGAATTGAGTCCAGAAACACTCGCCAGTTACAGAGCTAAAGCAGTAGCACAAAAAAGTAACATAAAAGACAAGTATCATGGTACTACGTCACCAACTACTGGTCAGACATATAGTAGAAATATGATTGGACTCCCACCAGAAGCAACTGCGGCTGGTGACCAAAGAAAGTTCCAAAAGAGAACGGCAGGAATAGCTCAAGCAAATAAAAATATAGGACAACAAGCAGGTAAAGCAGCCGCCTCGGGAGACAACAGTGTATTCTCAAAATTAGATTATAGAGACGATGAACTTAACGCAAATGCTCAATGGCAAATTGACAGAGCCAGAAAGACTGCGTTAAGTCAACCAAAGGGTCAACCAAAGATGGCAGCAGAAGGTACGTTAGACGAACTAAGTCCGGAATTTAAGGCAAACTATGCTACCGCAGCGGCAGATAGGGCAAATAAAATAGCCGCCGCAGCAAACGCTGGTACTATGGATAAAAGTACAGCACATAAAAAATTAGACAAAACTGCTAAGGCATTAAGAACAGCAGATAACGCAACAATTAACAAATATGGTGCAGATAAACAAAATGCAACAATACAACAAGCTAGAACTCAAGTAAGAGATGCCGGACAAACTATACGAGAAGAAAAAGAGACAATAAATGAAAACACCGTATCTCGTTTACAACAACTTGCAGGAATCAACCCAACAGAATAATGTCATTATACAAGCAATATTTCAACGATATATTGGATGAAGTTTCCAAAGAACAAGTAGCAAAGGCAGTTAAGGCTGGGGAAGATAAGATTAACGCTTTGGTACTTAAGAATAGAAGTAAAGACTTTACCACTAAGCATGTAAAACGTGGTGTTAAAATTTTGGATGCCATTTTGGGGCTTGAAGATGAAATGGAAAGAAAAAAACCAAAATTACCAGAAGCATATCCTTGGGGTGGATTTGATGCAACGACTGATGACTTTGATAGAAAAAAAGAAAGATTCAGTACTGCATCAGATGACCCCAAGGACTTAGCGGTAAGTGCTACTCGTATTAGTGATATCTTAGAACGTAATATCCCAACCAGTCCCGATAAATGGGCAAAAGCAAAAGCAGCCGCTCGTTCTAAGTTCAAAGTTTATCCATCAGCATACGCTAATCTCTGGGCAGCAAAGAAGTACAAGAGTATGGGTGGTGGATGGAAGAAAGGAAAGAAATGAAACGGTTAAAAGATTTCATTCCGGAGGAATGGACCAAGGAGTACAAGAAATCAATTAACTGCAGTAATCCAAAAGGTTTCAGTCAACGAGCCCATTGCGCAGGTCGTCGTAAACGAAAACGTGGGGGCACAACCAAATCCAAACCAGTATGATACGATTCGCTGATTTACTTGTAGAAGTTGCCTTGGATGAGAAGTATAAGCCAAAAGGTGAACTTGGAAAATGGTTGAAAGAGAAGTGGGTGGATATCTCCAGAAAAGACCCTAAGACCGGCAAGCATCCACCATGTGGAGCTTCGGCTGGTAAAAAGGAACGGAAGGGTGGTTCGGCAAAGTATCCAAAGTGCAGACCAGCCCGTTCCGCCGCACGTATGAGTAAAGGGGAAAAACGGTCAGCGGTTGTCCGTAAGAGAAAGGCAGGAAATCCAGGTGGAAAACCAACAATGGTATCCACATTTAAGAAAAAGGAAGAATAATATGGAACACTTAAATGAAGCCTGTTGGGACGGATATAAACAAGTTGGTATGAAAAAAGTACAAGGACGTATGGTACCAAATTGTATTCCTATTGACGAAGCATTTAAAGATGACCTTGCAAAATTGATTGCACGTGGAGTTCTCAAGAAACAAGAACCAAAACCAGATTTCAAAGGCATGTCACCAGAAGAACGCCGAGAATATATGGCAAATAAAGCAGAACGCAGTCACCCAGCAATTCCGTTAGATATGTTAGCACGGCATGGAAGGGGAGCTACAAAACAACAAGCACAATTCGCACTGAGTACACCTATGGCTGAAGATGAAATTAATGAATATTGCCCACGTTGTTTAATTGAAGTATTAACCGGACAACATCCGGAACAACTTGGAGAAGCTCAATACCAAGGCCGCAGTGTTCCTCTTGGAAAGCCAATGCGTGGTGACGTTAAAAAGTTCAAAGTGTTCGTCAAAGACCCAAAGACTGGAAATGTCAAGAAAGTAAACTTCGGTGACAAGACAATGAAGATTAAGAAGTCAAATCCAGCTCGCCGTCGCAGTTTCCGTGCAAGACACCATTGTGACACTAACCCAGGTCCACGTACAAAGGCAAGATACTGGTCTTGCCGTAAGTGGTAATATGAAAGTCTCCAGAAAGATATCAGATGCTATTTTAAAGAAAATGAAGTATAAGTTCAATCCAGAAGAATTTCATATGGGAATGAACGTAGAAATGGAACATAAAAATGTCACTAATGGAAATGTGGTCAAAACAGCAAAAATAGCTGCTGCCCACTTGACAGAGAAGCCAAATTATTATACATTATTACAGAGGTACGTGGAGAAGAAAAAATGATTAAATTAACTGATTTAGTTGAAGAAGTGGTACAGAAATATGTGAACCGTATTTTTGAAGAAGAAAATGTAGTTAGTAATAATAGTACACCACCAAAAAGAAAGCGTGGTAAGAAAAATACACCATCCACTACCGCCACCGATGCTTCTGCACCAACCGAGCCTGTATCTAATAGTGAGACAGACGCTGCTGCAGCTGCGGCAGCAGCACGTGCGGCAAAGAGCACAGCGGATGTGCTTATACAAGAACCACCATCACCGGAAGCTATCAAGCATGGAGTACGGCATGCGTATGAGCCAGCAGGACCAAAAACACCTACTACCCTAAAGTTATATCGTGATAAGAGTATGCATGGTGATACGCCTCCAGAAGAGGAAGAACCAGAAGTAGCAACTATTAGAAAACCAATATTAAAAGGAAAGGACTACGAAAGAAAAATGGCAGCTGCGCAAGATGAATTCGATACATGGGACCAACAAAGAATGCATAACTTAGCAACAGCACGTGCAAAGTTTGCAAAGGCAATAGGTGCTAAACAACCACAAGAAGTATCGGAAGAAACCGATGCAGAACATGCAAAAAAACTTCAAAGAGATATTGAAGATTACGAGGAAGGTGGTGAAGCTGCTCACAAAAAAGCATTGAAGGCAGCTAGAAAACGTAAAACTGGAGATAAGTAATGTCATCAAGACTTAAGGATTTACTATTGGAAGGTACCACTAATCGTGTATCTTTAGAACGTGTCAACGCCGTATTGGAAAACTTGGCACCAAAGCTCAATAAGAAAGAACAAGAAAAGTTAGCAAGTGCGTATGTTGAAGTCAAAGAACTTGCTGATAGTTTAAATATGACACCATATACGATATTCAATCACGAACATTGGAAGTTATTGAATATTATTTTAATGGGTAAGGTGGCAGAATTGAAACTTGTCGTTGATGATATTGCAAAAGATAATAAAGAAGTTGATTGCTGGCCATTGGTCAAAGCAATCGAATTAATTCTCATTTACTAAGTGAGGGGTTATGGCAGATACTAGTGTATTTGGACGGCTAAGAAAGCTGTTTTCTACCAATACAATTGTACGTAATGTTGGTGGAAAAAAATTAAAAGTAGCAGACACAGACAACGTTCAATCGTTTATCAATAGACGCGGTATTGATAGATATCACCGCGTCTATTCGTCTATGACGGGCGGCTATGGCTCGTCGAATGGTAGATATGAATCCGCAGCAGCATTCCAAGGGTCACGGTTACAATTATTCCGTGATTATGATATGATGGACAATGACCCTATTGTTGCATCTGTAATGGACATTTACGCCGATGAATCAACCGTAAAGGATGAATTCAGTCAAATACTCAGTATTACATCAAAAAACGAACACATCAAAGATATTCTTCATAACTTATTCTATGATATTTTAAACATAGAATTTAATCTCTGGCCGTGGGTCAGAAATATGTGTAAGTATGGGGATTTCTTTTTGTTCCTTGATATTGACCCCAAGTATGGAATTGTAAACGTTATCCCATTATCAGTATACGAAACTATTCGTGTCGAAGGACAAGACCCTGGCAATCCATTTTCTGTTAAATTTAAAATTGAAAATGACTTCTTAGCTTTGGGTAAAAAGGAATTTGATAATTACGAAGTGGCACATTTCCGATTACTTTCGGATACTAACTTTCTTCCATATGGTAAGAGTATGATTGAAGGAGGTCGTCGTGTCTGGAAGCAACTTCAACTGATGGAAGACGCGATGTTGATTCATCGTATTATGAGAGCACCAGACAAGCGCAAGGTGTTGGTCGATATCGGCAACATCCCACCGGCCGAAATTGATACGCATATGCAACGTATCATTGACCGTATGAAGAAAACCCCGCTAGTTGACCCAAAGACTGGTGATTACAATCTTCGGTACAATATGATGAACATCACCGAGGATTTTTATCTTCCAGTACGTGGCAAGGATTCGGGAACAGACATTACGAATCTTCCCGGCCTTCAATTCAACGCTATAGATGATATTGAATACCTTCGCAATAAGTTGATGGCCGCATTTAAGGTACCAAAGTCATTCCTTGGGTATGAACAAGATAATAGTGGTAAGGCATCATTGGCAGCACAAGATGTTCGGTTTGCTCGTACCATTGAACGTATTCAACGTATTATGGTATCAGAACTCACAAAGATTGCAATCATTCATTTATATGTTCAAGGATTTACTGATGAAGATTTAGTTGATTTTGAATTACAAATGACCAGCCCATCAATTGTTTACGAACAAGAGAAGATTACGTTGTGGACGCAAAAAATTATGTTGGCAAACAGCATTGCAACAAGTAAATTCTTGTCACGTGACTGGATATATCATAATATTCTTGAATTGTCCGAATCTGATGCAAGAAAGGAATATGAAAAGATTATGGAAGATGCTCAACGGATGGGTGAACTTATGGTGGCAGAACAACAAGCAGCTCAACCACCAATGCCACCAACTGTACCAGGAATGGAAGGACAACCCGCACAAGAAGCTCCGGTTGGTGAGCAACCACAATCCCCAGAAGGTCAACCTAACGAAGAAATTCCTCAAGAAGAACCAACAGAAGAACCAGAGCAAATAGATGATGTAGACGCTATATTGGCTGCGTTAAACGAACCGACTGAAGATGAGTTAGCACAAGAAGAAGAATTAAATGAATTTGAATTGGAAGAAGCTCGCACTGGTAGACCAAAAGAACCGATTCGTCCAAACACTGACAGAGATCCGTTGGGACGGGATAGATTAGGGCATAGAATAAATATGAATGTTATGAAAGGCGTATTACGTCCGCAAAGAGTACAACCCAAGAAAAACCCACTGTCATTAGAACGGGTAGAAATTTCCAATTTAATTAGTCAACTAAAGGCGAAAAAAGAACATTCATCAAATCTTAGTATTTTAAATGAATCAAATATATTAGATGATATGGACGAAAAATCAACGGACTAACAAATTACGTACTATTTAATATAGAGTGGTATTTTATTCACTTTGTCG